AATGAAATTATTGAATAATTAACCGAGTAGACCCAATAATAGGGTGAAATGTAGGTGAGATAATATCAATAAACCGAAACGGGAGGCTCTTTATATAAATAAAGATGAAGATATAGTCTGAACTATATAGAGATATATAGATTAATAAAATGAACAAGGTAAGACAGAATCTGCTGTAGCTTTACTAACTTGGGCTTTTAAGTTTGGTACCACCAACTCACAATTTATTTTTGTAAATAAAGATGGTGATCAGGCTAAAGCAAATTTAAAAAGACTTAGTGAACAAGTTAGAGTATTACCTGAATATATGAGAGGCAATAGTGTAGTAGATGAAAATGGAATTACTCAAAAAGGAAAAGACAATGCAACTATGATGACTAACCCTATTAACGGTAATTCTATTATAACAAAAGCAAAAGCGACATCATATGAAGGTGGATTATCTTTAGCACGTGGTATGACAGCACCACTAGAGTTAGGCATATAGCTCTAGTAAAACCTCTTTAATTGCTGGGAACTCCGAAGTGGACAATCAGCAGCCAAGATTCTATTTATAATAGAGTAAGGTTCAACGACTATCGAAAGCATAGTATAAAAGAAATATCTATATGAAGAAGCGAGTAGAGTACACTTTATAGTGGAAACGGGAGGCTATTGTTAATTGGTAATAGATTAATAATAGAAGATATAGTCTGAGCTATATAGAGATATATAGATTAACATTAACTGATTTTGACGAGCCAGAGTTTACTAACCATATAGGTACTATTATATCAAACTCTGTATCAACATATGAGACTGCTGCATCAAATGCTAAAAAGAACCACGGTATGTATGCCCGTATATTTACATGCACACCAGGCGACTTAGACACCCAACCTGGTATGGAAGCACAGTTAATATTGGATAAAACTGCTACATGGACTGAAAGAGTTTATGATATGAAAGAAGATGAAGTTGAAAAATACTTTGAAGCGTTAGGAGTCGATTGTAATAAAATTTTCTATATAGAGTATTCATATACTCAACTAGGAAAAACAGAAGCTTGGCTACAAGCAATGTCTGCAAAGATTGGTAATCCTCTTGTTGTTAGAAGAGAGATATTATTACAAAGACTTCATGGTTCTTCTGCATCGCCATTCCCTCAAGAAGATATTGAATATATTGTAAGTTCAGAAAAGAAACCAATAGATGAATTATGGTTATTAGATTATTATAAATTTGATATTTATACTAAATTAAATCCAAGAGTTCCATATCTAGTTGGAGTAGACTGCTCTACTGGTACTGGTGGAGATAATAATGCTATTACTATTATTGATCCATATAAAGTAGAACCAGTAGCAGAATTTGAATCTTCATATATAGGAGAAACTATGTATGAAAAATTATTAAAAGAAATATGTAAAGTATTGCCTAGGTGTGTTCTTATAATAGAAAGAAACTCAATAGGTGATGGAATTATAGACCATTTATATCATTCAGAGATATTACCAAGATTATATTTTGATAAATCATTAGATCTTGTAAAAGATAAATTAACATCTAATGAAACTATTGAATCAATGCTTAAAAAGAATACTACCATGAAATCATATTATGGTGTATATACAAGTAATCAATCAAGAGATGATATGATGGCTATATTAGCAAGACATGTTAATGAGTATAAAGAGAAATTTGTTACTCATAATGTAATTAGAGATTTAAGTAGATTGATAAGGAAATCCTCGGGAAAAGTTGAAGCGGGACCTGGCTCGGTCATGAGGGTCAGGATAAACCTCTTTAATTGCTGGGACATCTTAACTCTAATCAGAGAAAGACAATCAGCAGCCAAGACTCTTAATAAGAGTAAGGTTCAACGACTATCGAAAACATAGTATGGAAGAAATATCTATATGAAGAAGTGAGTAGAGTACACGAGAGTGGAAACGGGAGGCTATTTATATTTGGTGATAAAATATAAATAGAAGATATAGTCTGAACTATATAGAGATATATAGATTAACAATAAAAAATGTTCATGATGATTCTATTATGTCATATCTTATTGCTTTATATGTATTTTATCATGGTAATAATTTACAGACATTTGGAATTAGTAGAGCCGCTAAAGACGAGGATTTAGATAACTCAGGTATTCATGTACCAGAACCAGAAAATTATAATCTAGTAGATGATATTCTTGTAGAAGAATTAAGAGAGAGAAAAGAGAAAGAAAAAGCATCTGAGGATATATTAAACTGGGATGATATGATGGCTGATGCTATTAAGAAAGCTCAACAGGATACTTATAAATTACACCAGAATAAATTAATAGATAATTCTATTCTTCAAAATAGTGATTATGTAGATGATGATAACTCTTTTGATATACCATTAGATTTCTTTAATGAAATAAATGGTATGTAAAATAATATTTATATTACTACACAATAGTAACTAAAAAATATTATTAAAAGAGGTGAAACATGTTTGGCGATAATGATGATTTTTATGATAGAGATTTATTCATGATGAGTGAGGTATATAGAAATATGACTCCTGATTGGGTATTTCCAGAATTAAACTACTTAAAAGAAGAAGATGATGACTACTGGAATAGAGATGATGAAGAAGATAAAGCTCCAGTACTTAAAAAAGAAACTAAGAAAGAAAAATATAACTACTATGATTCGGAAGAATTTAAAGAGTTTAAAAAAAGACTTGATGATTCGTGGGTTAAAGAAGTTAAACAGTGTATAAAGTTTTATAGGAAGCATAAAATTTTGGATTTCATTAGAGAATGTATGGTTTGGGCTCCTAGGAATTTTAAAAATGCTCCAGAGTATATAAAGAAACGAGCCGAGGAAGAAATAAGAAAAGGTATTTAACAAACATTAATGTAATCCTTATATTATATTATTGATATTCAACGCATAAATGTATTATATGTAGACTATGAGATTATTTTTTTCTCATAGTCTACATATGTATTATTTTTTTAAATCTTTATTTAAATCTAATACAGAGAAATCTGTACTATCATACAATAGTGATCTATCTATATATTTATTTAATTGCTCTTTATATTCGTCACTCATTGCTACTTTATACTTATTTACAAATCCTGCTATATCTCCCCAAGCTTGATGATAGTTAATAAATATTTCACCATTATGAATAGCTTCATGTATAGTAGTAGAAACCATAACAACTCCTATTCTATTCTGCTGATGTTCCATCAATACTACATTAGCTACTCTAAAAGTAGATATCTTCCATTTCTTAGTTATAAAATATTCTAGTACTATAGCACAAATATCAAATAATGTAAATATAGGACCGTGATGCATTTCTATAGTAGCATCTTCATCTGTTACATTTTTTAATACCTGACACTTATCTAGTTTTACTTTCTTTTTTAAATAATTAATATATTTCTTATATCTATCATCATTTCTTACCATCTTCTCTATACCCTTTACAAAAGATACATAGTTATCATAATTAGATAAATAATCAATATCCTTATACATAGGAATTTGATAATAAGAATTCGTAGAATCTATAATAGGGGTGATATTAGTTTTATCATAAATAATATCGGGTAGATTCTTAGGCATCGTCTATTTACCACCTTTCTAAATAAACCTATTAATATTCTTGTCTTCGCACAATAAAATAAGATTTTACAATAAAATGAAAGGATTTATAAAAGAATTATGCAGAATTATAATAGTACAAATAACGTCAATCCGTTGACTAATTTGTATAAATCTTTCATGATTTTATTGCATAATATTACTATAAAATATACTGGTATAGCAGAAGATAATGAAACATTAGAATCTAAGATGAATGCTGATGGTTATCTTGATGCTTTACATAAAAGAGATACTTTTGAAACTTACATTGATTATACTGAATATGAGATGAGGGAAGTTGGTATCTTTTTAGATAGTATAATAATACCAGTACTACATGGTAATATTGATAAAATACCAAAAGAATTTAGAACTCCTCTATTGGAGTTAAGAAGAAATTCTATTATAAAGAATTATGAAGAAAAAAATAATTATTATAGAATGCTAAATGGATATCCTGATGTAGAAGATAAAAACTTCTTATATCCACCAGAAGATGTAATATTAAATTATAATCTTAGAGCAGATATTCCTATACATAGAATTCAGGATTATTATAATTCTATTAGCCCTGGTCAAGGAGATTATTATATTTCTATTATAGAAGGATATGGATATATAGATGATCTTTACAAAAATAATCCTACTAAGAAATATTTAAAGTATATAGGATCAAATAGAATATCTATAGATATAGCAAGAAATGGTAAGAATTTCCAAATAATACAGATGAAAGATACATCAGTAAAAGATGTATTAACTGATGAGTTTATTAGGATATATGAACAATGTAGAGAATACTTTATTAATATAATTTATGTATATCAGTATAGAAGTTTTTTTAGTAAGTATGATAATGTAATAGCAATGATGATAATGGTTATGACATTACAACAGATAAATGCTCAACAGTTATCTTCTTACATAAATAGAAACTTCTTTGATATTTATGCTGTTAAAATGCTATATGAAGCATATAATGTACCATATAATCTTAATATAGACGAGGATACTCAAAATAACTTATTAAGAAATTTAAATATGTTAATACAGAATAAAGCTACTGATAAAGTTATTTATAATATATCTAATCTATTAGGATTTTCTAATATCAAAGTATATAAATACTTTTTAGCAAAAGAAAGATTATTTGATATATATGGTGTACCTATAGTAAAATGGACTACTAGATTTAATACTGATACTGGAGAAATTGAAAAGATACCAGATTATAAAGCTATGTATAAATTATACTTTCAGAAATTTGAAGTAATGGATGATAATTTCTTATTGACTTTTGATAAGCAAGCTAATCATGTTGAATATAATGATGTAGTTAAGAATGATCCATTCTGGATAGAAGATCAAAATCTTGAAAGAAGAATATGGGAGAATACATATAACTTTGTAGAGAGTAAGTATCTAGGTATGGGTGTATCATATAAGATGACAGATATCATGTATGAGAATATTATAATGCTTAAATTACTACTACAGAAAAGACATGACTTAACTGATGTTACTATTAAATTACCAAAGATAACAGGAGAAACTCCTATTCCTATATTTGATATTATAGTAACTTTGTTATGTCTTACTGCTTGTAAGCATAAATTATATGGAGAAATAATATCAGTTCCTACTCAAGTTATTTCAGTATTAGACTATGTAAGAAATCATGAGCAATATGATTATAATTTAGATACTTTAAAATTTAACTTTAAGTATTTTTTTAATCCTAGTGCTAGAGATAAAAATGCTGATGAAACTAATCTAAGAGATCAATTAATTAATTTTATGAAATCTCCTAAAGATGGTAAATTAGCAGATACATTCCAATTTAATTTTGATTATCTCAATCCATCTAATCCTGATACTACAGATAAAATAGGGAAGATTAAAAAGATATTAAGTTCAGATGATTATGATAAATTCATTAATTATATTAATATTATAGAGCAGGATACTGCAACTTCTACAGATAAAGTAAAAGCAATTAATGATATATATCATAATATAAAAGAATTAAAAACTCTTCTTAATTTCTATTTAACTAAGATAATAGATAAAAGACGAGATTATGAGTTAATGAAAACTTTATATGATGCATTATTTTATTCTACAGAAGTTAGTGATGTATTTAGTATTACTGGAGAAAAAACAGGAATAAAGAGAACTGCGTATACATACTTTGAATTTTTATTCCATTTAAATCCTTATTTATATTCATCATTATTCTCTGTAGATTTTAATAGAGAATATGATAAATACTTAAGAACTAATAATCTTTCATATGCTTCTTATTCAAGAACTCAATTTATGGAAGATGTTGAAAGAGGTGATATCTTTATAGATTATAGTAATTTTAAAGATATGACTCTTGATTATGGAGAAGCTGATTCAAAAGAAAAAATATATTTTTATGTAAATCATATAATAGGAAGATTACAAACTATATTAAAGGATATCCAATATTTATTCTTGATGAATGATGATGAGAATCCTTTATCAGAATTATTATTAAAACTAGTTAGATTTTTTAAATCATATACAGTTGATGTTATTAATATGGATACTTTAATAATAGCAGATACTAAACCAGAAAATGCAATGAAGTATTTTGATGAAATATTCTATATGAAGAAATTAATTCAAGTACCTGAAAAGATGCATACTAGTTTTGATGATGTAGTTAATTTGTTAATAGGAAGATTTTTAGCAAGTGATGATAAAAACGAAAATGTAATTAAGTTTAAAGATAAATTTATATCAGAAGTTCTTATACGATTAACTTCAGATAAACTTAATTCAATCAGATTAAAAGAAAAATTTGATTTAAGAAATAAAGAAGATGAAGTTAATGATAAAACTAAATTATATGATAATACAAAGAATGTTAGTATTACTATGACTAGTAAAGATAATATTCCAATGAAACTAACTGATAAGATAGTTAGAAAATGGTTTGAATAGATAGGAGAAAAAAATGAAGAAACTTACTGAGAAGTTAAAGTTTAGTGATAATATAACCAATAATGGTATATGGGCTACTACTGAAGTAATAGGTGGTTATGGTGAAATACATAATAACCCTAATGGAAAATCAACATTAGATGAAGAGATATTTAGAACTAAGAATATTGTACCAATAGGTGGTGTATCATATGTAATGGAGCAGATGTTTGGTGTTAAAGATAGCCAGATAGATGTTCCTACAGTATATACTACAGATAGTATTGGTATTATAAATTCAGGAACGCCATCAGAAACTTATGATGTACCAGGTGGTACAAAAACACCAATGTATAGATATGGTCATTATGTACAATTATTTGGTGTTGGTATAACAGGAACAGCAGAGAATGATATTACTATATATAAACCTGATTATAGAGAGAATGGTATTAAGCTGAGTAAAGTTAATGCAGATGGATTAACTGTAACAGGAACAATGTTACCATTTAGATATACACAAGCAGTATTGAATTCTCAAGAGAGATTACAGTACTTTGGTAAAAAAACAGATAGTGATGGAGTAACTGGTTATTATTTAAAGAGATTTGAGAATGACCCAGTTATTAAGCACATATGGAAAACTGGTGAAGATATAATAGATGAAGAGAATGAAGTATTAGTTCCAACAGATAGTGTATGGAGTAATACAGCAGGATTGAATACTGTAGAAACTTTCACAGAGTTTTTCTTAAAGATAAATAAGAAAGATGTAAAAGAGTGGTTTATTAACATAGAGCAGGAAGATAGAACAAGAATTAATACATTGGCTTTGTTTACAGGTCAGTATGTTAAGGGAAGTAATCCTGCCGATTATGGTGATTATAGAGATGTAAGATTATTCTCTAAGTTGTGTATCAACCCAGAGTACTTAAATCTTAATAAAGACTTGAATATCATATATAGAGTATATGGTGCATAAATAAAAAAAAATAAACAGCCGAAGCTATGGGACCAGATTAGTTTTCTGGTCCCTCTAAAATATCACTGACGAATGGACCGTCAGTGATATTAAACCTTTTGTAGATTTTATCCCAGAACTCTTCTGAGTAATTATCCACATTCGACTGGTCAAACCCGTTTCTCCAGTCATCATTCTTATACACTAGCATATTCTTCATGAGATCAAAGAGGTATAATAACTTACCGTTATCGTGCTCTACATACATTGTTCCACAGCTACTGTTAATTTTATTATGTTTTCTCATTTTCTTATCCTCCTGAGATTAAACTATTTTTATTATTACACAAAAATGATATATATATATATAGATACTGAAAATACGGATAAAAAAAAAGATAGGGTAAATAACCCTATCTCAAATTCTTTTTTAATTAATAACACATAATCACAATTCTGAGCTATAAATACCATACTCATCGCCGAATAGAAATTCATCTTCGTTCTCTAACACGACAACGTTGTTAGTATCTACATCAATAATTAAAATTCCACGCTTCTTAGAAATTATCATATAATTCCACCCATCAATATTTGAAAATTCTACCACTATAATACCTCCCTAGAAATTAATTATTCTTTTATTATAAACTTAAGTTATTAGTCCTTTTAAGATATCTATTCTTAACACTATAATCTGCAAATGCATATATCAGATTTAGCTTAATAGATAATCTCTTAAAAATACTTCTAAAGAATCCATCATCATATGATATATTTATTTCATTTATCTTATTAGTAAAAGCTTCAAGGTTTTCACTATTTAAACTACTATCATTCTTTAGGTTCTTCTTAATAGTCTTCACTACATCTTTATCTATAGATGATATTATAGTATCTACTATTCTGGTAGCTCTATCTACTTCAGCAGGACTTATCACACCCCATGTATTTTTATCAATACACATATTGGCATATTTCTTCATGATAGTCCATCGCTTATGCTCATATCCATCAACCATCCCATACATCACTACTTTTAAATCGGTACATACTAAACCGTCAACTAATAGCTTCAATTCACTAATTTTAACATTCTCTAATAGATTAGTTTCTTTAACTATTGCAGGTTTGCTGTTCATATTTATCCTTTCTTACAAGTTACTTGTTACTTTTCTCAATATCTGCTTCTATCTTCACTCTCATGTTAATATACTTTAAATAAAATAATAATGCTAATATATTTGACACTAATGCATTCTTTGATGATTCGTCTTCTACTGTATTAGTAATAATACTAGTAAAATAATTTTCACCATCTTGTACATCATTCATATAATCCTTATATTCACCTAAAAATAAAGATAAGATATCTTCAATGAAATCTGTTAGGTCATCTGCAAGAATATCAGTCATATCAGCAAAATTCCAATACAGCAGTATATCTACATTAGCTACTAATTCTTCTATCATATATTTATTTTCAGAGAATTTCTTCAATGATGACATTAAGGTTTTAATATCATCAACTATCATTCCGTCTACGTCACCTGTTAATACAGTATTAACAGCATCTTCTATTTCTTTAATCTTTTCAATATCTAAATTTTCCATTATATTACCCACCTTTCTTACTTACATACACCTCTTAAATCTAAAATATAAATATAATTTATATATTGGTAACACAACATCAAACTCTTTATCTGTTACATACTTAAGAGCATATTCATCACACATAAATCCTTCTATTAATATAGCATCGTGTTGAATATATTCATCAAACTTTTCATAAAATCCTTTCCTTGATCTTGTAAAGAATTTTAATATATCGGTAAATACCTCTGATACCGTATCGACATATCCAGCAAATGAATCGCTACACGCTAATGTAAATATATACCACAGCGTATCAATAACTGTATCTATATTAGATTTATCAGTTTCATACATTGTTAGTATATCATATAAGTCACTTAAAACATATTGTGTCTTACCATATGTACTATCAATTTTCTTTTTTATCTTTTTATACATTATACTCTCTTACACCACTATCGTATTCCTTTCTAACTCATAATATGCCATATCAATATTAGCATATAAATCTCTTAGAATATTAATACTAAACCATATACTACGCAATAATGCTGTTATAAATGTATTTTCTTTTGGAATATTCATAAGGTTTAGTATTTTACGATAATACTCCGTTTCATACTTATTATAACCGTGATCACGTTTATCTAAACTATACATCGGATCTTTAATAAAGATTCCATGAATGTATGTTAAGAAACTATTTATTTTCCTACTGGTATCGTCATCAATATATTCATAATTCCATACGAGCATTTTAGTAAATGCTTCTGTTAGTGGATTAAATACCCTTTCAAAACTAGCTCTACCAGTAAACTCGGTATTTTTTAACTTATTCAAATAAAATATAACTGATGATAAATCTTTATATATGATATCAGTATCAGATTTAAAATCAATACTATATAATATTTTTGATAGTTCTTCAATATCCTCATCAACCACCTCATAAAAATTATTCATTTTTAACTTCATTACAGATTTCCTTTCTTATAAATATAAATTTATTGGTTACAAAAAAATAATATGTAACTATTACTCCCATTTCAAATTTAAGGATTCTATAGTTATATGACCTTGTATCATTTTAAAATATTGAAGGGTTGTTATAACCATTCTTAAAAAATCTGAGTATATTTTTATATCTGTCTCAGAAGCATCGCTTATATTTAAAGTAACCACTGATTTATAAAATGCCAATTCCACATCACATCCAAATATAGAAGATGTCATAAAATTAATAATTTCTATTCTACAAAATGATTCAAGAATATTACGAAGAGATATTCTCGCAATCTCAAAATATTTACCATAGTCATCATATGACCATTGAAATAATTTAGATACAGATTCAATAATTATTTTTATTTCATCATTATCTTCACCATTAACTGAATCATTAACTAATTTATTTACATGATATAAAATTGAGGATATATCATTATAAATAGTAATATCGGAACTGTTAAATAGTACTGTATCCACATAATCCTTTGCTTTATTAAATTTTTCTACATTTACTTTTAGTACGCTCATTTTATCTCCTTTCATATAAAAAAATATGTAAATATAAGTATACTGGAACATAAAAAAAGATGCACTGATATATTTCAATCAGCACATCCTTAAACTAGACTGATGATGAATTATTTAATATAATTCATCATCATCATCATTTGTTAATCCACCGCCCTGTCTGAGGAAATCATATTCCTCATCCTTGGTCCACTTCGGATTCAGCTTCTCACCAGTCAAAACCTCGTTACAGATAGGAAACTCTTCATCAAGCCTCTTGTCGTCTTGCTCCTTCTGGAGGAACTTCTTGTAGTCCCTCCACCAGAGTATCCAGAGAACGAAACCTGCAATAGTTCCGAGAATGAAGGTCACTTTGTAAACTGTAGAAATAATTGTTGATATAGCTGCAAATCTGTTCTTATTCATAAAGAACTCCTTTCTGGGGTATCTCCAAACCCCTAAACAAAATATGGTTACTTATAATGATAAACTATGTATAGTTTATTCATTACACAGAAATAATATATATATATATAAGATTGAAATACGGATAAGAATTATAGGGATGAGATATAATTCTCATCCCTATATATTAATCTATTATTCTAGCCCATAACCCTGGTGTACTTGGTTTATCTCTCTGTACCTTAATATCTGATAAAGTTTTTAGTTTCTCAGTTAAAGTAATTGGAGTAGGACTATCTGGATCTATAATAACCTCATCACTACTAGTAATCAAATATATATCTTTTCTTCTACCAGCACCATCAGCAGGTGTCTGTAGTTTCATTGTAACTTTCTCAGCCATATTCTATTACCTTCCTTGTGTGTTTAAACTCTGTTTTATTTCATCTTCAGCATTTTTAATTTCAGCTATCAATTCAGTTTTTAATTGAGTTAATAATTGATTAACCTCATCTTTAGTGTAATATTCCATATTTAAATTATACCTCCACACATCTTCCTTATTTTCTCTACAGGTACAATTTCATTTGATTGCTCAAATAATACAAAAGGTGCACCAGCAATATCTGTAGGTGTCTTAATAACCCCTGGTGCATTTAGTATGTTCCTGTATCGAGTTATCGGTAACATTATTTTTTCCGTTAAATCAGTATCCTTTACATGAAGTAATGTATCAGCTACTGTCTTTGGTAGTTTTCTAGGCATTCAAATATTACCTCCTTCTTCTATATTTATCTTTCATATCTTGTATCATTCCTCTAATCATTATTCTGATTTTATCTAGTAGTGTATTAATTTCATCTTTATTATACCTAGAAGATAATCTATCAGCTAATGCATCTGTAGCAATGAAATCAATTAATTGAGATGGAGTTATATAACCAAATTCAGGTATTGTATTTGGAATATTAACATTCGATACTCTTGAGTCATCACCACTCAATAAATAATTTGTAGAATTATCATCATTTTTATATGATAAATTCTGTACTCCTAATAATTCCAATCCCATAATTATTACGACCTTTCTTCAGCATAAATATCAGTTGTATCCAGATTATGTGTAGTAATATATAGGAAGTCTATATTAGTATCTTTAGCAATATAATCTTCTAATAGCTTTAAATCAGTTTCTGTATGCATATCAATCTCAAATCCACCTTTAAAGCAATTTCTACAATGTTCTGCCCATACACCATTAGTCTTCCATGAACTATTATTTGGTCTAGTTGTAGATAGTAAGAATTGTCCACCACCATTTGTAATAAGAGTATTCATCTTATCCATATATCTATTACAATATGGAACATCAACCATTGCAACTATAAACTCATTTCCCAATAATTCTATATCAGTACTCTTATCAACAAAAGATGAAATATTTATATATCTCACTATTATCTTACTATCTGGATAGAAAAATTTTCTAAATTCATCTTCAATACCATTAATATCATTTCTATGATGTATTATAAAATGAATTTTATCATATGATATATTACTTATACTAACCTTAACGGAATCAGCAGATTCTAACATAGCTTGTGTAATACTACTAGGGAATTTAATACAGCTTTCTTCATTTATTCTACAATAATCTATTGCAGGATATACTGCTTCAACTCCAGCTGTAGTGATAGTTATATTATAAGTAATACTAGCATTAGTATCTTTCCATTTCTCTATATTATTAAATTTATGAGACTCTGTTGAAAACTCTGAATTTGCACCAGAATAATTCATCAATAGATTATCATATGTATTAGTAATATATTCAATAATAGCTTTATCTGAATCTCTTGATGTTAATCTTATAAAGAAACCATTACTTTTTTTAGATACTTTAAACTCTATTCTATAATGAGATATTGGGTCATTTGATCTAATTACCATATCTTCATCAAATATATTTATATCGTGTTCATCATTAATACTCATTACATCATAATCAGTATTAACATAATATGCAGTTTTATCATTCTCTGTAGGATATCTGAAAGTAGGATTATTATTTAACAATAATCTCATTTCCATCATCATATCATGAAGATATTTCTTATTCTGGAAAAAACTTACTACTCTACCATCAGATTTTCTTCTAGTAAAAATTTCACCAGTAGCTTTATCCATTATAGATTCACCATTAACTGCAAAATCTCTATTTTCTATACTAAGAAATGAAGTAGCAAATCTCATATCTGGTTTAGCTACAAATATAGGTTTTAATCTACTTCGTGTATCTTGAATTCCTGGCATAATAATTTATCCTTTCATTAAATTAAATTTGTATCATTTGGAATATTAACATGATAATCCTTGTCTACAATATCTTCTGAATGTCCTATCATCCAAGTTAATATCTGTCCATCTTGTTGATTTCTTTGTTGTGTACCTGTAGAAGAGTCTACCCATTCATCTGGATCCAAATATAATACCTTAGGATAATCTTTTCTTCTCTCTCTTTCCACATCATTACTCTGTTCAATTACTGGAGATATTTTAAATCTATTATATACCTCTACAAAGTTATCTGTCATCAACTTAGAACTTATCTGCTTTCTATCCGGATTATAATAATGCTTTGGTACCAACTCATCATAATAGAATAAGAAGTATATTGCATATATCAAATCTACATTATCATCTTTATTAAATCTTTCTTCATCGAAAGTATTTGGATAAATATTTAATCTAGGGTCTTTCTGCTCATATACCCTATCATGTATATATTTCTTTCCTTGTTCTCTATTTATATAGCCACTTAACTCAAATAAGTCAACTAATCCAGGTGTATATTGCAATCCTGATACCGGACATCCAAAATATTCATAATCTCGTTCACGCTCATATATCTCTAAATCATATTTAGATTTAATATTGACTAGTGTAATACAATAATCAGAAGTATTAAATACATTATTAATACTCAATTTTCTACCATTTAAATATACATCATAGTATCTTATGTCAAATGGCTTATCAAATATATCTCTATCTATGAATGATAATTTTATATTCTCAGATTCATCTTCACGAATAATATTAGATATACTATGAATTAATCTATATTTATATGGAGTAATATCAATATATACAATATCTCCTACTTCCAACCATTGCTGAATTAATATCTTTGGATAACCATATCCAATAATTAAACGATATTTATTACGAGATACTAACCTACCATTTCTAAATATACGAATATATTCAGTATTTAATTGGAAATCTTTAGAAGCTATTTCTATAAAACCATAACCAGCCACATCTGCTACAAATCTAACTATCATAGGTAATTTTAATATATTAATAGATAGATTCTTATTTATTACCCCAGCATCATTAGGAGAAATAGTAAAAGATTTTAATCTAGTAAATCTATATCTTATTTCACTACCATTTATATATGGGTCTCCGTTAGGTTCATATGTTGGCTCATACTTATACTCACCTCTATCAAATTTACATACTACATTTAGTGTATCAACATCATATCTAACTTCACCATCTGGCGTATCTTCAGCTAATATTAAATCTTGAGCTGTTGGAAAAATAACTTCATCAGTTTTTGGTAGATCTATATTGATAGTATCAGTATTATTATTAAAATGAATATTCTTTGTATAAGTATATCTAGGGAATAATTCTATTTCTATAAAACTATCAGCTGTTACCATTGATACTGGTATATAGAAATACTCCAAAAAGTTCTTTCTCTCTTGATATACATCACCAACTAATAATCCATCAACGAACACTCTAGCATCAAGACTAATAGGATATTCTCTTGAATTATTAAATGCAAATACATATCTATCTTCTTCAAATCTAAATAAATTTCCTGAACCTAATTCAGTAGATGTATCTCTACGAATTCTAGTTGATAAATCTAATGTATTTGTAAATAAGTAGAAATTTGAACCTAGCTTCTTTTGCTCTAATACATAATTCCTTAATATATTTACATTATGCTTAATCCATAATTTAAGAGTACTTTCTTTAAATTCAAATGGTTGATATTCCAATTTACCACCCATCTGTTCCATCTTATCATAATAAACTAAATCCCCAAATTCTCTACCTATTGGAGTATTTGCCAATTGAATACTACTATGAGTTATACTGGTTAAATCTTGCATTTCTCCACCAGATGGTGATGTCACTACACTATTTGGAAGTTCATGATGTAACCATAGTGTCATTATCTCTTCATTAGATTTATCTGGATAATATATCTTTAGTAAATCTCTACATTCTCTAAATAATGATGTATATTGTAGATTTGGTATATCGTAATAGAAATAATACACTTTATATTCTATACCATTTTTAACTCCATTATATACCTCACTATTATCAAGTACATCATCTGTATTTTGAAGCCAATACATATTTTCAGTCATAAGTTGACAATTTTCAGTATTCTTCTCTAAATAAAATTCATCTCTATCTGAAGTTTTTCTAAAAATCATCATATTCTCTACTGGTATAGGAGATTTATATAGTTTACCATTTTTATCTTCAATAACCAGCATCTTATTTCTATTATTTTCAAATCTACTGATATCGGAACCATCATAGAATGTATGCTTATATAGTCCCTTAAAATATATCATAGATACATAAATATCATAAGAATGACTTCTTAATTTATTAGCTATATTATTTGGTAATTGACAAGTGAATGTACCATCTCCATTATCTTTAACTTCTATAAAAGATGTACCTAATTCATACTCTTTATTCTTATTATTCAAGAAATGTAGTGATATAAATATAGTACCACCAGTTGTATCTGGGAACTTTAGATTTTTTGTTCTTCTAGCAATTTCTGTATTTACTACATTCTTCTGTATCTCAGTTAATTCATCAATACTAGAAGCTTTATATTTTTTTAAGTAATATTTATTAGTATCATATATGATATTATTTCTAGTATCTTCTTCAATTTTACTTTTACCAAGAGTAATACTTTTTCTTACATCGTCATATAATAAAGTAGATTTATTATATAGAAATCTTTGATAAAATGAGTTATCTACTGTTATTACTTGAACTCTATGGTTCTGATAAATAACATGATCATTTATAGGATTTCTTGGATTCTTTAATACAAAACTTCTCTTAAATGGTAATCTAAACCTTGTATAATCTTCAGATACTGAAATAAAATAATCATATATCAAACTATTATCAATCAATAGTATAGGTATTTGAGAGAATATCTGTGGATTATAAATCATATCCATAAAAGTAAATTCTTTTTGATAAAATCTACTTCGTCTATATTCTTCTCTATTTACATTACCTATTATATCATAATCTATTTCAAATACTGCTTTTAATGATTTATTTAAATAAAATCTACCAGACTCATTATGCTTACGACTATCTATATCGTTAGTATAATAGAAGAACTCATTATAATTTATTTCTGATACCTGTCGTTTATATAGGTAATTATACGAATTATAATAAGTTTTCCATAAGGCATCTTCCATACTTTTATAGTCAAAAGTATTATTCATTAGAGCTGGTCTTAACATTTCATGAAGGTCAGCAGGCATTGATTTGCCTCCTTTCTTTCTATTTAACATAAGGAAATTCCTTATGTTGTGTATTTAACTGAGTGTTTTTTGAGGGGTTTGTAATAAACTGCCCTGAAAACAAGGTTTTAAACTAATAAAAAAGAAAGGTGTAAATAAAAGATGATAGACCTTTATGAGACACCTCGTAAATACGCTTTATTTAATGAGGTAGCATTATCTGATGCTGTACTATATAATACATTCAATGCAAGTGGTAAATTAACAAAGTTGATGATTAGTGCAGTTAAAGATGGTATAAGAATAGAAAAGAGTCATATAGAAAATCAGATTAATGATATTAATAGAACTAAGATTTCTCCAAATGTAGATGCTGTATTAGATTCTTTTTATAATAACCAAATAATACTAATGATGGGTCCAAAGGATTTGAGAATGCCTCAGGTATTACCATATTTTATTATGAGAACATCATCAGGTGTAAGAGCATATATATTCTTAAATAGTTTTGGTACATTAACAACATCTGAAAATAATTCAAATGATAAATATTTGAATATGAGTATGAAAGATTTATATGTATTGATGGAAGGTGCTTATATAGCATTAGAATATAATAAGAATCCTATCAAAATAAGAAAATCATTAGGACTGATGAGATTAGCTTCTAAAATATATACAAGTATGATATTAAGAATATTGAATAAAGAATATGCTATATCAATAGACCCAGTATTATATACTAAAGCAGCATTTGTAATTTGTTATTATTTCTTAACTAGAGTATGGGAAAGTACTAATGATGATGTTAATTTCACATATGCTTCTAATGTAATAGAGACTAGAGAATTTGTAGATAAGAGAGAATTATTACTGATTAAAGATGATATGGATAATAATGATTGTAAAGATATAGCTAAAACTATAGCATATTTATCTACAGTTAATCCAAGATTAAAAGGAATGAACTTTAGATATTTTACTCAGTGTTATATGAATACATTTGGTACAGCATCATTATTTGGAATTGAAACTTTACCATATTTCCTATTTACAGTAACATCATCATTGATTGGTAGTTTTATTGTAAATCAGCCAATAATAACTGATGTAACAAAAACTATTAAGGGTATGAATAATTTCTATCCAGAGCTAGTTAAAGCATTAATGTAATAAAGAAAGGAAACATAGAAAATGGCAGATAAAGTTTGTTCGTCTGGTTGGATACTTTCTCATGATGCAGTCCATGGTAATTATGTACCATTTTTTGTTAAAGTAAGAGATAAAGATATTGTATGGGATCCTGATAATATGCCTAGAGACTTAGATGCATTAACAGCTTCATCAGAAGTAACTGTACAATATAATTATCCATCGTATGAGTGGATATATAAAAAAGATGGATGGAGAATAAATCTAAAAAGTGATTATACATATGAAGCAACAAAAAATATACCTATAAAAACTAATTCAACATTATTGAATGTAAATGAATTACAGGTAAAAGTAACACTTCCTATAAGAACTAAAAATAATGATACTGTATTTGTAGATTTATTAAAGAAATGCACTAACAGAACTATTATTGATTCTACAACAAATCTAGTTATTCCTAATACAGATAATTTAGATTTTATAAATATTAACTTATTTAGTAGCGGTGGATTTAATAGTGGATTTGCAACATCAACAGAATATGATGACCAATTCTTACAGATTAAAGTTCGAGGTGAAGTTAAGCTATAAATTTAATGAAGATGATAGAATTATAACTATCATCTTCATTAATATATTTATCCCCATATAATAGGATATTTTTTACCATATACATCAGTAGCAATATTAGTAGATCTATTAACTCCTATTGAGGTATGAGCAGGTAATGGATAATCAAATATCTCAGCACCATTCTCATCTTTAGCAATAAATTGATAATTTTCAACATTATCATTTTCTATATATACATAAATAGTTACATTTCTATTTTCATATTTAAGATACAATTCTGTTTCATCATCTCTTTTTGCATTTTCATCGTTATCAAGAATATCGCTAATATTATTAAACATCTCATCTTCCGAATACTCTGATACTTCAGGTGCACCATTTCCACCATCATATAATACGGCTCTATTATTAAGAAGATTTTTAAGATAGTTAGCTCCAAAGCTAGATAGATCATCTCCATCTATTCCACCATTCAATTCTTTCTTTTGCTTCATAGATAATTCTGCTACCTGCTTCTTTATATTAACCTGCTTATCAACTAATTGCATTGATAATGCTCTAGCATTAGTAATATTAGATATTAAATCAGTAATCTGTTTACTAGAACCTCTAGCAGTAGATTTAGTTGATTTAATATTATCATATTCTTTCTGTAATGCTTCTGTAAATCTGGTTTGCTCTACGAGAAGATTTTTATATAAGAATGACTCTGGTTCAAATTCTTTTTTATAATCAACCTCATCTTTCTTACCTTCTTTCTTTTTCTTCTTTTTCTTTTTACCAGATATAAGTTCTTCTAATCCAAATACATTAGAACTACGACTTTTATTTGGTTTTACATCTTGATATGACATCATTTCGTTAAACCATTCATCAGATAAATCATAATCAGATTTACTTTTTTCTTTTATCTTCATAGTAGAAGATGGGAGAAAAGAGTCATCCTCTGCATATGCTTCAGACTCAACATCTATTGATTCTAGTTTATCTAGTAATTCTTGTCTTTTAGATCTTTTAGAAGTAGATTTTTCAATATCATAATAATCGTTCATTAAAAAATTTCCCTTCCTTGATTTTCATATAGATTACTGTGATGTTTTTTTGCTAGATTACTATAATAAACCTCACATACATCATAATAGAAATAAGTGGGGTACTATAAATATGGGACTAACTAAAGACAATGGAATGTTAATAGATATTCAATATGTAGATAATAAAGGAGAAGATGACTGTATTTATACAATATGGAAAGATTTAGATACAGGAGAAAAGAATTTATCAATAGAAAAAAAACCTACTAGAATAATTTATTTTGAAAAACCTGATTGTAGAAATCATAAGTATAATAAAACTTATGAAAGACTAGAAAATCTTATTCCAGTAGAAGTTAAAGAAAAGAATTTAATATATGAGATAGCAAATCATATAGGTGATGATGGTAAAAGATTTATTAAAGAATGTTTTGATAATAGAGATTATAAGCGTTTAAATGACTTACAATTATATCCTTATGTATTTGGTTCAGATTTAGATATAAGAGGATATAAAAGATTACAATGGAAAAATAATTACGATAATAAAAGACCTAAGCATCTATCATTAGGCTTCTTAGATATAGAGGTTGATATTATGGAAGGTGGTCCAGACCCGACATATAATCCAATCGATCTAGTTACATTGATAGATGTAGATAAAAAAGATGTATATACATTTGCTCTTACTGGGGTTGATTATAAAGAACCTAAAAAAATAAAACCTAAGACAGAGTATGAAATACAAGAAGAAGAAAAGAAAAAAAATTATTATAAGCATAGGATGAATGAGCAAGAATATTGGTCATCTCATGTAGACGAACTAATTAAAAAAGCTCATGAAAAATTTGATGAGAGTTATATGGGATTTACATATCATATAAATTTCTATCAAAATGAATTAATGATGTTAGTTCATTTATGGCAGTTAATAAATACTTTAAAACTGGATATGATAGGAATATGGAATATGGATTTCGATATTCCATTTATTTATAATAGATTACTTGTTCTTGGAGTAGATCCAAAAGATATAATGTGTCATAAAGATTTCCCAATTAAGCAATGTTATTATAAAAAAGATATGAGACATTTTGCAATTAAAGAAAAGAGTAGCTGGTTTAATTTATCATCATATACAATATTTGTAGACCAGATGGTTATATATGCGGCATTACGAAAAGGACAATCTGAGTTAAGATCTAATAAACTTACATATATTGCAGAAAAAGAAATAGGTGATAAGAAGTTAGACTATAGTGAAGCTGGTACAATTAAAACTCTATCATATACAGATTATTTATTATATATTCTTTATAATATAAAGGACGTTTTACTTCAAGTTGGTATTGAGAATAGAACTTCTGATATGGATACTTA